GTGGATGATGGTCACACATCGCATTCCACCCAGAAGCCAGTCGAGTGCATGCGCCGCCCGATCGAGAACAACAGCAGCCCAGGCCAGGCCGTCTACGACCCGTTCGTCGGCTCCGGCACCACCATCATTGCTGCAGAGATGACCGGACGCGCCGCGCATTGCATCGAGATCAGCCCAACATACTGCGACGTTACCATCCAGCGTTGGCAGAACTTCACAGGACAAACCGCAACCAAACCGGACGGAACGCCGCATGTCCCGCTTTCCTAAATACCGCCCGACCGATGACCAAAAGCGCCAGGTCATGGTCATGGCCGGCTTCGGCTTCCGCATCAAAGACATCTGCGCCGTGATGCAGATCGACGATCAGACGCTGCATACGCACTACAAGCACGAACTAGCGACCGCCGAGGCCGAGGCCAACGTCCGCGTCGTGCAGGCGCTCTACAACAACGCCGTCAAGCACAACAACGTCACCGCACAGATCTGGTGGACCAAGTCCAGGCTGGGGTGGAAGGACGCATCGGCGCTCGATATCGAGAACAGCGCCGGAAGCATGACGCTGATGCACCTGCTGGCCGCCAAGGCGGTGCGGGAGTTGCAGGCTCCAACCATCGAGGCTGAACCAGAGGAGGTGTCCAAGGCGTCGAAGCGACCGCCGAACATCTTCGAGCCGGCCTCCGAGTGATGCTGAACTTCGTCCCCGATCCGCCTGCGCATCTAGAACCAACGCCCACGTTCAACTGGGCGGAGGCCATCGCCAAGGCGGACAACCCGTTCATCCCGTGCATGACGCGCTATCACCGTGCGCCCATCGCCTTCGTCCGTGAGGTCCTCGGTGCCGAGCCTGACCCATGGCAGGCCGAGGCGTTGCGGGCGCTGGCGCGTGGCCATACGCGCATTTCCATCCGCTCAGCGCACGGCGTCGGCAAGACGTGCTTTGCGGCATGGGCTGTCGTGTGGTTCGCCAACACACGGGCACCGATGAAGTGCGTGATAACCGCACCGACGTCATCGCAGATGTTCGATGCGTTGTGGCCCGAGGTGCTGAAGTGGCATCGGGTGCTGCCTGACCTGTGGCGCAATCTGTGGGACGTGACGAGCGACCACATGAAGCTGAAGTCCGACATCGAGACGTTTGTCACGGCGCGGACTGCCAGGCCGGAGCAGCCTGAGGCGATGCAGGGCATTCACAGCGAGCACGTGCTGGTGGTGTGCGACGAGGCGTCGGGCATTGCGGAACCAGTGTTCGAGGCTGGGCAGGGCGCTATGTCGAGCGCCGGTGCGACCACGATCCTGATCGGCAATCCGACACGCTCGTCCGGGTTCTTCTGGCGGACGCAGAACACCGAGCGCGGGCGGTGGTTCACGCTGCGGGTGGCCGCGACTGATAGCCCGCGGGTAACCAAGCAGTTCATCGAGGAGATCGAGCAGCGCTACGGCACGGACAGCAACGCATACCGCATCAGGTGTCTCGGTGAGTTCCCGAACGCGGACAGCGATACCTTCATATCGGCTGAACTCGTCGACCAGGCGATGCAACGCGACGTCCCTCTGGACATGACCAAGCCGGAGATCTGGGGCCTGGATGTGGCGCGGTTCGGCGATGATGCGTCGGTGCTGGTGAAGCGCCGTGGGTATGTCGTCACCGAGATGCCGCGGGTGTGGCAGGGCTTCGACACCATGCAGCTCGCGGGGGCGATCAAATACGAATACGACCTGAGCGTTGCGAGCAAGCCGATGCTGATCTGCGTCGATGCGATTGGCATCGGTGCGGGTGTGGCTGATCGGCTCATGGAGCAAGGTCTCCCCGTGTTATGCGTCAACGTGGGCGAGGCGCCGAGCACGACGGGTCGGTATGTGCGGCTACGCGACGAGCTCTGGGGGAACGGGAGAGTTTGGCTCGAGAGCAGAGCCTGCCGCCTGCCACGGGACGAACAGCTGCGGGATGAGCTTGTGGCGCCACGGTATGCGTTCACCAGCGATGGGCGCATCCAGATTGAGAGCAAGCAGCAGATGCGGACGCGGGGGCTGCATAGCCCGGACAGGGCCGATGCGTTCCTGTTGTCGCTGTGTGATCGCGGGTTGGGTGTGTCGTCGGCGAGCGACAGTTGGCTGTATAGTCAAACGCCTGTGCGGGAATCTATCCGGGGCATGGAGTAAATGCGATGACACCGAACGTTGTGGCCATGCAGCACTACCAGCAGGCACAAGCCAACCCGACGCAGCAGCAGACGTTCGGCCAGACCGATGCGCTGCTGGGTGAGTTGCTGCGCCAGGTGCTGGAGATGCGGCGGGACGTGGAGGCGGTGCTTGCCGCCATGACGGATCTGGCTGGGGCGATGCGGGATAAGCCACGGCCTGCGATACCACCCAACGCGCTGCGGCACAGCCGATGAGCGCCACGGTTCCCACGATGCCGCCGACAGGGCCTCCGGCGCTGCTGCCACAGGGCGCGCCGCAGGGCCTGCTCGATCCTTCGGCGCAGAGCTACGGCCCGCCACCGATGCCGCCGTTGCCGGGGTTGATGCGGCCGGTAGAGCAGGGGCCGAGCATCAACCAGATCATGCTGCAGTTGCTGCCGAAGCGGGACACCGACACGGCGGACGATACGGACGATGGATTGCCGTCGCAGCTGCGGCCGTATGCGGCAGGGCTGCGGCCGAGCATCAAGCCGTCCGAGGTGCCGTGGCAGCAGGAGATCATCTACGAGCGGCTGCAGGTCGAGGACAGCGAGATCCAGGCGGTGGCGCGGTTCTACTTCCAGGAGGCGCAGCAGTATGACCAGGCGCTGAGCCAGCAGCGGGTGACGGCCTCGGAATACTACAACGGCCGGCCGTTCGGCGACGAGGAGAAGGGCCGCAGCCAACTGGTGATGACCGTCGTCAGAGACACCATCCGCAGCACGCTGCCGTCATTGCTCCGCGTGTTCACCGGTGTCGATGATCCGATCTCGTTCAGCCCTATCAGCACGGATAACCCGGCGGGGAGCGATGCGCAGGCTACGGCGCTGGCACGCCAGGCGACGGACTACTGCCGATGGGCGTTGTTCACCGCCAACAAGGGCTGGCAGGTTCTGCACGACGTGCTGCTCGATGCGTTGACCAGGAAAGCCGGGTGGGTGCGGTGGTATTGGGGCAAGCGCCAGCAGATCCGCACCGAGGTCTGTGAGGGGCTGCTATTGCCGCAGCTGCAGATGCTGCTGGCTGATCCCGGCATCCAGGCACAGCGCATTGTGCGGCGGCCGATGACCAAGGCCGAGCAGGCGGCGGTGGCGAAGACCGCCGAGGGCATGATGTGGCTGCAGCAGGGTGGCGCTGCGGAGTTGTGGGAGGCGCGCATCACGCGCTCGTCGCAGCAGGGCTGGCCGCAGGTATTGGCGGTGCCGGCGGAGAGCGTGTGGATCGTGGCGGATGCCAACACGATCGAGGAGGCCAAGGCGATCTTTCAGGTGCGGGATGTGACCGCGTCGGAACTGATCGAGATGGGGCTGCCGGAAGACAAGGTGATGGCGCACGCGGACTCCATGACCGCGCAGAGGCGCAGGGAGGCCACATCGAGAGATTGGGCGTCCGGGCAGAACATCCCCAGCAACCCACCGAACGACAAGTCGCTGCGCAATGTGCGGTATGTCGAGGGGTGGATACGGACCGACACCGACGGCGACAACATCGCGGAACTCATTCATGTGCATATGCTGGGGAACGCGGAAAAGCTGATCCAGTGGGACCGCACGGATGAGACGCCACTGGCGTGCTTCACCCCCTACAGAGAACCCGGCCGCGTCATTGGCTCATCGCAGGCGGACATGGTGATGGACCTGCAGAAGACTGAGTCGCGGGTGATGCGTGCGGTGCTGGATAGCCTGGGGCAGTCGATGTTCCCGCGCACCGTGGTCGAGGTCGGGCACGCGACGCTGGCCGACGTGAAGCAGACCGCGATCGGCAGCATCATCCGGGTGAGCCAGCAGGGCGCCGTGCAGGAGTTGTCCAAGCCCTTCATGGGCAAGGAAGCGCTGCCGGTCATGGAGGTGCTGGAGAGCATCCGGGAGAGCCGCACCGGCATCACCAGGGCATCATCTGGACTGACCATCGACGAGTTGCAGAGCACGGCGCCCGTGGCGGTGAGCCAACAGAGCAGCGCTGCGCAGGACCGCCTCGACATGGTGGCGCGGACTTTGGCAGAGACCGGGCTGGCGCCGCTGTATCAGGGGTTGCTGCGCATGCTGGCGCGGCAGCAGGACCGGCCGAACGTGATCCTATTGCGCGGGCAATGGATAGCGATAGATCCGCGCGCTCTTGCGACG